TGATGCTTCTGCTATCAGCATCAGCGAAGAAGATCCTGGTGAGGACTTCCAACAATTTTCCGAAACACAAAACCGTTTATCTAAATTTGCTGAGTGGAATGTATGATTGATTTTAACCGTTATGAAAAATTTGTGGCAGCAGTTACTTCAGATTGCTCTACAAACTTTGTTGATTTCGCTGACCGTATTGGTGAGCTTGATAGACAAGGTGCCAATATTGAGAGATTGCTTACTGCTGGTGTTGGAATTAATGCTGAGGGTGGTGAGTTCCTTGAGATCGTTAAGAAAATGGTATTCCAAGGAAAACCCTGGAACGAAGATAACCGTGAGCATCTTATCATTGAGTTGGGTGATATTCTATGGTATGTCGCTCAAGCAACAATGGCACTGGATATCAGCTTTGATGAAGTCATTGAGACCAACGTGAAAAAACTAGAGAAACGTTATCCTGGCGGTTCTTTTGAGATCCGTCGTTCTGAAGTTCGTGCAGCAGGTGACCGATGAAAGTACTTACCCTAGAAGATTATCAGAAGGCAGGAGAAACATTCTGGCCTAAGTATTGGTACATTTCTAAAGAACTTGGGGAGGATGCTAAACCCGAGCAAGTTCTTAAAGTTATGGAAGCAGTTGGTGGACTTGCACTTAGATTTGCATTGGAAGAAAAAGAAGGACCATTTGGATTCAACAAATCAAAAGAAGAAGAAGATGAGAACTAGATTTATTTTGTTTACCAAGGACTCTTGTGGTCCTTGTGGTCTGGTAAAGCGATACTTCAATGCTCTCAATGATGAGCGTACTAAACTCATTGAAGAAGTTGAACTAGAAGATGTGAGTGATGTTCCTATCCCACAAGAAAATCTAGACATTGCTAAAAAGTATGGTGTAACTGCTACTCCTATCCTTATTATTGCTGATGAAGAAGGAGAACTTCTAGAAACATACGTTGGTGGTGTTCCTATTACTCAGAACATCCGTAAACTCTGGACAAAATACGATGTATAAATATCACCTCCCCTCTAAATAGTTAGACGGGAGGTTTTTTTGTATGAAACCATCAGATTTCGCTCGTAAAGGATCTAAGTATCGCGATAGAACAGATGTCTTTTTTGATAAAGCTCTGTCTCAGAATGGAAAAGTGAATCATTTCAAAACAGATCAAGGTCTGGTTGAGATGGGTGGGTTTGAGATTACTAGGCAAACTAAAACAGGTAAGAAAACTAAGGTAGTATCAAACTACTTTGACTTTGCCGACATGCGCGGATCTTCTGGACGTGCGAGGTTGAATGCTGCAAAGAGAGCGTTCAATTCTTTAATGCTTGCTGGTCTACGTGGTAAAAATCATATTGAATTCACGTGTAACAATGTAAACTCTAGAAACAGAGACATTTATCTTGACATTGGTGACTTTGAAAAGACAGAAGAGTTTGGTGGGCGTGGAGCAAATACAACCAAACAGAATTTTGGAACTGAGTATGAGAAATCTCTTGCAAAATCTCTTCAGGACTGGAAGCAAGGTCTTCCTGTAACACGGTGGTCCGATCATGTAACTGCAATAACAACCCAGGTGCAGGAGAAGCATGGTGCTATACTGGAGGTAATCGCAACAGGTGAGACGGACACTAAAAGACCACTAGTACAAAAGGGTAGTAACATTTTAATCTCTGTTGGTGGTGGAACACTTACTACAGACATCGGTATGAAAGTTGCAGACATTGTTCTCAGGTGTGAGAAGAGTGATGCGTACCTCTCTGTAAAATATGGTGACACACTATCTTTCTTTAACTGTGGTGTTGCTGGTGGTGGTAAAAATAATATAAGATTATTTCCAGAAGGAGATTTGAGACGAGGAGAAATACCTTCTGCTGGGCAAGCATACTTAGACATGTTTGGCATTGATCATACGGATTTCTTGTCGGTATTTGAGAGATATGTTGGTAAGGATGCTGCTAGTGCTTCTGTAGAAAATCATTTACGTACAGTAACTCTTACCAATTCTCAAAAGAGTGCGTTGCAGGATTTGATTGCTAGTGGTGTTGGTAAAGGATATTGGATGACACATTATGATGGAGGTAAATTACATTTCTATCAAATTACTGACAAGTATTTGAAAGATGCATCATCACTCGTCGGAAATACAATCCAACTTCAGTACGGTGGTGGTAACGGTAAAGCAAAGAGAATCAATATGATTTTTGAAACTAAATTATACGAGTTTAGTTTCAACGTGAGAAACAAGAGTGGTGGTGTTTATCCTACTCACACCAATGGGGACTACTTTAAGAAGAACTAATGGCAAACGTAACTCAACTTAAACACCTAGAACACTTAGAAGATGAGATGCTCAACTATGGAGTTGAGGGATGTAAAGCTGCTGTTGGTTTCTTAAAGGAACTACGTAAGATGCTTGGGTGTGATAACAGCACAGGATTTATGCAAACAAAATGGGATGGTGCTCCATCTATTATATGTGGCACGGATCCTATGACTGGCATGTTCTTTGTAGGAACTAAATCTGTATTTGCAAAGACAGAACCTAAGATTTGTTATGGTCCAGAAGATGTTGACATGTATTATAGTGGAGATCTTGCAGAGAAATTAAAATTTTCTTTGATGTACTTTGCTGATCTAGGAATTGAGGGTGTGGTTCAGGGTGACCTCATGTTCACTACAGATATAAAGCAAGAAACTGTACATGGAGAAAAATTATATACGTTCCGTCCTAACACTATTACCTATGGTATTCCAGTAGATCACCCTATTGGACAGAAGGCAAAGCGAGCAAAGATTGGAGTGGTATTCCACACTCATTATACGGGAGATGATATTCCTAACATGCAAGCTAGAGCAGGTGCTAATGTTAATGATTCTCCTGATGTATTGGTGATAAAAAATGACACTCCTATGGATCGTGTTGGACTAAACCATGCTGAAGAAATGAAGTTTGATGCATACGTAGCAAAGATTGAACGCATGTGTCATATCTGTGGAGATTTTCTTGACGAACTAGTTAAGGAGACAGGTACTACAGGAGACAAGAAGTTTCATATTGCATCATATCTAAAACAATATTTTAATAACGAGATTAAGAATGCTCGTAGCATTGGTAACGTGGATGAAGCAGTGTATGAACTGGCAAACTTCTACCACGGGAAGATGGAGAAAGAACTTGCGAAAATTAAGACAGTTGCAAACCTAACTAAGAAACGTAATCTTGTATATCAAAGTGAGAATTACCTTGTTAATAATGTGTACAAGTTCAAAGCAATGCTTGCACTGTATAAAGAACTGCAAGCAGTCAAGCAAATGGTTATAGATAAACTTGACCACCTGGAAGAGTTTAGGACATATGTCCAGACAGAGAAAGGATATAAGGTCACAACTCCCGAAGGATATGTCCTTCATAAGGATGGAGACATGATCAAGTTTGTCAACCGTCTTGAGTTTGCATACAATAACTTCACTCTTCAGAAGCAATGGCGTTAGACGGTAAGAAGTGCTACTTTACATTTGGAAGATTTCAACCACCCACCACAGGACACAAAGATAACTTTGATGGTGTGAAGAAAGCTGCTGGGCAGTATGATTATCGCATCTATATTTCACAAACTGTAGATAAGAAGGGTAGCAATCCATTACCTCCTGACCGCAAGTTGCATTACATGAACAAGATGTTCCCTGAACATCGTGGTAAAATATTCTCTGGACCCAAACAACCTGTTGCTATCTTACAGGATTTGATGCTAGCGGGATACGATGAGGTATGCTTTCTTGTAGGTTCTGACAGGGTTAGTGCCATGCAATTCCTCCATAAATATAACGGAAAGGATTTCTCATTCAGGAAGATTGAAATAAAATCTTCTGGAAGTAGAGACGCTGATGGTGATACATTCGCTATTTCAGGAACGAAGATGAGACGCGCAGCATTTGCTGGTGACTTCACAACATTTCGTTCTGGTATTCCTAGAGCATTAAATGATAATGATTGCCGTGCTCTTATGAAAGAGATACAGGCAAACTTGCCCGCTAATTTTAAATGAAAGATTTCAAAAAACTGAGAGAACAAGCACTCCGTCAAGCACATCGTCAGAACGATGTTATCTCTGAAGGTGATATTGTTATGTCTGCAAGAACAGGTGACAAAGGAGTAGTCCATCGCACTGGTGTAAACTATGCAATTGTGGTGACAGAGGATGGAAGAATGTTTAGAGAGTGGGTGAAAGACATTCGCACTATAAATAGACCATAGAAGATCTTCAATTTTAAACAATGGATAAGCAGAGACCTGTTAATAAAGTTGCACATAATGATGCATACTCATCAACATTGATGGAGATGTATACAAATTGGATGGATGGTGATTGCTTCCAAGGCAGCAATATCCCCGAAGCATTTGAAGGAATGACACCTCAGTCGCATGGTGCTGAAGTTGAAGATACCACCAAGAAAAAGAAAGAAGCAAAGAAAGAGAAGTCGGTTGCTGAAGAAGTTGTTCTTGAGCGTGAAGAGATTGAAGTTGATGGTGAAGTAATCATCATTGAGAAGAAGAAAGGTCTTGATGGCAAAGCTTGCTGGAAAGGCTACAAGCAAATGGGCACCAAGATGAAAGGTGGAAAGCGTGTTGACAACTGTGTCAAGGCAGGTTTTGAACCAGAAGGTGAGGAGATCAAAGAAAAGAAACTTGACCCAGTAGGTAAGGAAGATAAGGACATTGATAATGATGGTGATCATGACAAGTCCGACAAGTATCTACTAGCACGTCGTAAGAAGGTTAGTAAAATCATTGGAATGTCTAAGAAGAAATGAAATCATTCAAACAACTACGTGAAGAGTGTGGGTGTAAAGACACAGAACGAAAAGAAAAGAAAAGCAAGAAAACCATAGAGGTTATGCCTCAGGTTAAAGACAGTTCTGGAAAAATTATGGGCGTGAAGTAATAAATAGTTCATGCACTATGCTCTGATATCATGCTTGCATTTCTACTTCCCCTTGCGGCTAAGATCGTAAAGGATGCCGTTGCTAACGTACCTGACAACGAAGAACTAGGTGAAAAACTAGTTGAGATCTGTCTACTTGTTCTCAAGAAAGCAGTCACACTCACTAAGACCGATATGGATGATCAACTACTAGAGGTAGTTGAGAAAGCAATCGCAGCACGCGAAGAAGCGTGATACTGGGGGACAATAGTCCCCCTTTTTTATAAATAAATCTAGTCACAGTATAACTTGGAGCGTATCAATGTCTCTATACGGAAGAACGGACAGTAATGAAAATCTCACTAAAGCTGGTAGAGGCATCGCTGCGTCGTCACAAGCAAAAACAGTTGTCTTCGTTGATGAAACAGAAGCATCACTAGCAGTAAACAAAGCTCGTGGTATTAATGCACCTGGATGGTGGTCGTACTACACCTTTACCGATAGTTCAGGTGCAACACGCCATAAAGCAGAGCATCTAGTAACTCTTGCTAATGCTGATATCAATGCTAATGAAACTCAGGAAGACGACGCAATCGCAGCAGATACTGAGTGAGGTTGAATGAAATTTGATGAATTGAACCAGGATAACTGGATCCTCTTTGCTATTAAAAATTATGATAATGCCGCATCAGTTACATATGCTGATTTTGAATGCGACATTAAAAAATTCAAGTATATAAAAAGATTATTCAAGAGACATGAAACCACTGGTGAATTGAAAAAACATTTGATATTAAATCACATCATTCTGTTGTATAATGTATTTGGTGACGCTGCAACACCACTTCTCTTCTTCAAAATAGAGGAGAAGTATTGGTCTATTTTAAAATCTTTCTTATTATTTTTAGATAGATTACCACCATCCCTAAATAAAGATATCAACGAACAATGTCTGAAGGAATTGAATCTGATATGAATAGCATCTCAGAAATGGTTGCAGGTGACGGCGGTGGGTTATCAATGCCACCCGCTTTTGTTTTTGTTAATCCTAGACAGCATCGTCGCTATAAAAAGAACAACCAAGATAAGGTTGATGGGCGCACATCTGGTGCCCGTGCTCTAATGTCTCGCATCAATCGTAGAAAAATGAAAGAAGAATTAGAAAATACTATTTCAGAAGCTGCTCCTTCCGAAACTGAGAGGGCACAAAAACAGATCGGTCAGATGAAAAAACTGAACCGTGCTAAGGATCTCCAGAAAAAGAGAGACGAGGCAAAGAAAAAAATGCAATCCAAGACGAAAGAAATGGATGTATTGATGAGAGCACGTCTTGCTGACTTTAAAAAGAAAGCATCGTCGCAAACATCAAAGTTGAAAAAAATGAACAACTCTGTAGAATTAGAAGGTGATAATATTATGGAAAATCAAGATGTAATTCAGGTAGCACTGGATGTAGCAACCAGCGAACTCAATCCTCAGGGCGAAACTAACTTCGCGAAGATTCAGTTTGGCGATGGTTCTACTCAGAACTTAGACAACTTTTCAGCGAAACGTATCGCTGCTTGTTATGCACAACTAGATGATACTCACAAGCAACAGTTCCAGTACATGGTAAACAAAGATGCTACTACGTATCAATCTGCTCTTGACTTTGCTATTCGCAACGTCTGATAAACTGGTTCAATGGCATTTGGTCTAGGAAAACTTGCTGTACTGGAAAGCAAGTTAGATATCTACGAAGATTTGTCTAAGGAAATGTTAGACAAGTTAGAGCGTGCAGTCACAACTATCTCTGAGAATAGTCAACGTGTTGCTATTGTATTAGAGAGGCACGAAACTCGTTTAGATGAAGGTGATAAATCAAATCAACTCATCATTAAGATGATTGAAGAGATGAAATCACAGGAAGAAAAAAATCATACGATTTTACATGACCGAATTGATAGAATTCAAAAGAAAGTTGACAGTAATCAGAAGTTTGTTGTCGGTGTTACTGCTGTGCTGACCACAATTGTGGCAGTGTTACAAGTGGTCCCACCTATGATAAAACTATTGACTCCTCAGGTATCCTCTGCTACTATGGATGCAGTAGTGATGCCCCTTAGTGAGCTTTCTTGACGTAAAGTATATCAACTTAATATCCCCTCGCCTGAATCTCTTCAGTCGCAAGAAGGCAGACCTGTACAACTTCAGGTGTCCTTACTGTGGTGACTCGCAGAAGAGACGCAATAAGGCGAGGGGATATTTGTTTAAGATCAAGAATGACTTTGTGTTTAAATGCCATAATTGTGGTATGGGTAGAACACTTTCCAACTTTCTTAAGGATCAAGATAGTTTTCTCCACGATCAATATGTCATGGAGAAATTTAAAGAAGGTAGGTCTGGCAAGGGAACTACAGTACCCACTCCAAAATTTAATTTCTCAGAACCAAAATTTGTTAAACGTGATACCGATTTACAAAAAATTTCTGACCTAAATATTTCTCACCCAGCGAGAGAATATCTAGAACAAAGAGGCATCAAAGACCTAGATTATTTTTATTACTGTCCCAAATTTAAGGAGTGGACAAACAAACAGAAACGGACATTTGATACCCTCAGACAAGATAGCCCTCGCATTATAATCCCATTCAAAGACAAACAAGGTAACCTATTCGGATACCAAGGCAGATCGCTTGCCCCCAAGGCAAAACTAAGATACATCACGATCATGCTGGACGAGGAACAACCCAAGATCTTTGGACAGGATAGAATTAATACAGACGAACCAATCTATATTGTAGAGGGACCCTTTGACTCAACGTTTATTAAGAACTCGGTTGCTATGGCTGGGTCCGATGCTGATATTAGGTCGTTTAATTGGAGCGATCATATTTGGATTTTTGATAACGAACCACGCAATAGAGAAATCGTCGCCAGAATCTCCAAAGCAATTGAGCGAGGAGATAAGGTAGTCATTTGGCCTACAAAAATTAAAGAGAAAGACATCAATG